ACCTGCTTAAATCAATACCTCCTAGTACATCATTACCAGAGGATTCAAAACCTTTTTTAGGCTCTGGGTTTGAAGGAGCTTTCTGCATATCTTTTTTTGCATCTAGTTCCATTTCTTTTAGTCTAACATTTAAATCAAACTCATATTGCATAAGTTCTTTTTTAGTTGCAGCTTCTTTTTCTAACTTAGCAAGTTCTAATTGTGATTGTAATTGTGCTAACTTACCTTTAGATTCTACTTTAATATTTTCAGCCTGCGCTTTAGCAAGCTCAGCAGCCTGCGCTGCTTGGGCGTTAGCTTGTGATTGAGTAGCAATATTTCTTTCTGCTTTCATTTGATCCATTGCTTCTTTTTTGCTTCTTCTATATTTTAATAATTGATTAGCTAACTTTATGTTTTTTATTTGTCTTATATCAATAACGTCTTCTAAAAATATTTGATCTCTTGATAGTGCTGCTTGTATATTATTTTCAACAAGTTGTTTTTCATCTTCATCAGGATCTAATTCTAGAAATATACCAAAATCATGTAAATGTAGCGTGCTCATTTCTTTCAATGCTCCTACACTAAATCTACCTATACCACCAATCATTGCATCTCTTTGCGGATGGAATTCTAAAACGTCTTTTATCCTTATAGATATTGCTTCTGCTAATGTAGTTGTTATATATAAAGAACTATGTAATATATGTCTTGTTGCAGTATTTGAATTTGCTGCTGCTAATTTTTGTACACCTACTAAAGCGTAAGGATCTGGATCTGTGCCATCCCTCGCTTCATTCAATCCAGTTACATCTCTAAGCATTTGCATATAATAGTTATATGCTTGTATAAGTAATTGGCTTTGTTGACCGCCGCCTCCGGGTAACTCTTGAATTGGCACTTTGCCGCTATTCATGTCCCCGTCAACAGTCATTGATCTCCCTATAATAGAACCTGTTTGAAAATATAAATTTAATGCTTCTTGAGGATTATAATTAGTACCATTACCTAAATCAACTTCTGCAAGACCATCAGCATCAACATAAACACCCGAAGGTGTCATTCTTTGTATTACCTGTTGTAATTTTAAATGTGTTAATTGAATTAAGTCAGCATAAGTTATCATTCTTCCTACTAAACTTTCAATTTTACCTTTATACATTCTAGGTGCACTTACAACATAATTCATCATTACCTGATTAACATTAGAATCAGGACGAACCATATTAGAAGCTTTTTGCCATTTAAGAAGTCTATTAGCTCCTAGTACCATAACACCTTCATAAACTACTTCTCTTGCTTGCGCTACTTTTTCAAACCTCGATCTTTGATCTTTAGGTGGATTAAAAGTATCATCTTTTTTAATTGCTTTTTTAGCGCCGCTTGCGGTTTCTTTTATTTTAAAAACACTATTTTCCCATGTTTTCCAATTAAAATATAATACTGTTAAAGTATTACTATCCGTTTGGTCACTAGAATCGTTATTTACGTAATCGTAATTATTATAGTTAGATGATTGTTTTATTATTTGCTCAAACTCTTCATCAGAAAAATTTGGAAATTGTTTTTTAAGTTCGTTAGATTTTACTTGTTTTACTTCGCCAAAATAATATACGTCATCAAAATTAGGATCTTCAGTATATGAGTATATTAAATTAGCAGGATCTACATATTCTAATTTTATACCGTCTGTGTTATTAAAAGTATGCTTGGCAGCAGCAATACCTAATACAGTTTGGTCGTAATCTAATCGTTTTTTTATTTCAGGATAATCATTTCTTTTAAAAACATTATCAATAGCTTGCTCGTGAGCTAATTCAATAGATGGTTTATAGCCAATCTGCATGTGAAGTTCTAGCTCTTCTGGGCTTGATGGTAGATCTTGTTGTTTTACATTTCTAACATCAACACCTAATTGTTCATCTATAGTTGAAATTAAATCTTGGGTATTCATATCCTCCATTACCATTTCAACAAAGTTAGTTCTTTCTTTAACAGAAGTTGGATCTTGCGCAAATGCCTTAACAGTAAATAATCTGTCCTGCATGCCATTAACAACAATGTCAACAAACTTCGGTATTATAGGAACAGGCTTCCAATCTAAATTCAAATACGATAAATCTCCATTAACAGAAAATTCATCTTTATATTTTTGAACAGATTGCTCGCCTCGTGCATATAATTTTAATCTATGATACTCACGTTGATTCTGTAAAAATCTACCCGTCCCGGAGTTTTTTCTAAACCACTCGTTTTGAATACCTCTGGCCACTTCCATTCCATACGTTTCGCTAGCTTTTTTTGCGTCACTTACGGATTGGCTGGGAAATTGGGTAATTTGTCCTGTAGCTTCTGCCATCTTTTATTGTATTATTTTACTTTTTAATCCTGAATTATTATATTTTGAAAATCCAAAATCTATTTTCTTTTTTTCTCTTGCGCCTCTTGGCGCATATAAATGTTTTTGACAAGCCATTATGGCTAATCCACTGCTGATTGACGCATCATATTTTGTCCTACTATTAATATTGAACTTTGACCAATCTTGTAAAGTTCTTTGAAAATACATATTACCATATTCACCATCTTCAAATCTTCCTACATAGTTTTCTATATAAGATTCTATAGCAGATGCATGCGCTTGTCTTATATCTTCCGAGCTATTTGGAATTCCGCCTAATTCTTTTTCTGTAATAGATAACTTATTAAATAATTTATCGGGCCTGTTCATTGAGTAACCTCTATACCCTCTTCTTTTTAAATAATATAATAATCTAGGTTTGTTATTTTCTGCAAGAATTGGCATACCATAAAAAACAATAGCCATTAAAACATCTTCAAAAAATATCTCTGCTGTTTGTGGCCTAGCAACATATTCTAAAAAAAAATGTGTACTAGGAACATCTTCATGCATATTAAACGCGGTTAAACCATGTAAAGCACCATTAGATCCACCACCATCGACTGTTCCACTAATATCATAACTATCACACCCAAAGCATCCAAAATCAGGATTACCAGGGAATTTAATACCGTTTTTAAACTCTATAACATTCTGCATTGCAACAGGTGGAATCCAAGACAGTTTAAATCTTCCTTGCGGGTTTGGATGCCATTCAACCGTTGTATCTTTTATACCGTTTTTCCACTGAAAAGAACCTCTTGTTATATAACCTTTTAATACTAATTCTTCGTTATAATCAATTTGTTCGTATATTTTTGTTAAGTTAAATATAGATTCTTTCGTTTCATCTCTGAAAGCGTGCTGTTCTGTTTTTGGAAATTGCCTATAAAATTCATTTAACGCGTCCGGGTTATCTTTAAGCCCATCTGCTTCATTCTCCCAATGCTCGATAACTCCATCATAGATAAACGTTCCGTCAATTGCTTCGACTTTTTCTTCTGGAGTATCGAAGACAGGAAATCCATATTTATTAATGAATCCTTCGTAGTTCCATTCCATAGGTATGAACAAAGCATATAATCCACTAGAAGTCTGCCCATTGCGATTTCTTTTTGTTTTTGTAAGATCTGAGTCGTCATAAAGCTTTTTAAAATTTTCTCCTCCTTTATCTAAAGAATTTGAAGTAGATCCCATTAAACATTTTCCAACTACTCTAGCTCCTAATCGTAAACAAGTTTTTGTAACGCGCCAGTTATTTAATATATTATCAGGTTTATCCCATTTGCCAGATTCATCGTGAACTAATAATTTTAGTTTTTCTCCATCATACGAGTTATCTCCTGTATTTTTCCAGTCTATAGTAGTATCTAATCCTTCTTCTGATTCCTCAGTTTTTACTTTAAAGCTATTTCTAGTAAGTTTAGAAGCAGGTACTCTATAGGATAATTCTGTTTTAGGTTTATCCATTCCATCCTGTATCGGCTTAAAAAAGAATGGATAGTTTGACGATATTGGAACTACTTTATCGGTAAACATTTTTTTAGCATCTCCACCTGATTTTGATAATATGCCGAATCTTGAATCTCTTGATGCTGTAGCCAAGTTAACAGTTTCTGATGATGCCATGAAGCTAAACCCAGACCGTCTGTTTTTGAGATAACACATTCCATAACATCTTTCGTCTGCTTTGCAAGCCTCCCAGAAATAAAAAAATAATCTATTTGATTGTCTAAAGTCTGGAGCTCCAATATCAATTTTGGTCCAGTTAAGGTACATATAATGCGATCCTGTAATATAACACGGTTGACCGTTGCACATGAACCAGTAACCATCATTGCGCCTATTAAACTCAGTATCAATATAATCGTAATATTCTTCTTTAATATCATCTGGTAAGCTTTTAAACTCGTGAATAGATCTTATTTTTTTTAATGAAGAAGGTTTTTGTCTTCTTCTAAAAACTTGTTTTTCTTTTTTAATATCATTACCATCTATGTTTTTTTCTGGTAATGGTACAGCTATTCTAAGACCTTGAATCTCATATATATCACCAATAGTTCCATTTTTACTAATTACTACACAATCTAAATCTTTATTGTATCCGTAATTATATTTCTTATATCGGTTATTTTTTTTAACCTCCTTAGTGTTAATATGGTCTGTAATTAAATTATATAGCGTTTGTTTGTACATTATTTAACTCGATTTTCGACTCCTAAAAACTTTATAGATTCTTTTTCTGTATCTTTTTTTGTTTCGTCTACCTGTTCTATTTTATCTATTATTTTAAAAGAATCTTCTATTGCGGCCCATTTTGCTTGCGCTGCAATTTTTGCTTTTTCTGGATCTAAATCTGCTAAATCAATTTTTTGTCTTATAACTTTATCTAATTCAATTAAAGCTTTTTCAGCCGCTTCAATTATTTTTTTGCGTCTGTCCATATTTAATATTTATA